CTGATCCTGAAATTTTAGAAACGTTAATGGTAATGTCAGCTGAGATGACAATAGAGATTAAACGAAATAAAATGCGTTTCGGTTTAGATAAATTGAAACCTGAGGAAAAGAATTGATTGTAAGGTATTAACGTTAATATTAACGTTAATTGGATACATTAATTATTAGGATAATTAATTACGTTAAGGAGAAACGTTAATGGCCATAAAAAAGAAAAGCAAACCAACCTTAAAAGAAGTGATGGGAACTGTTGGAATGTTAATGATGCGTATTAATAAGCTTGAAGCAGATATTGCCAACAACGCAAGGGTGGTAGATGAATATATCCAGTTTAAGGATGATAAAGACGATTATATAAAATTTTTGAAAGAAAAATTAGAAATAGATGATCAAGATAACAAAGAAGCTGAAAAAGAATAACTTTGTAGCAAAAGACTATTGTGTGTGGTCAAAAGAAGAAGCAAAGGATTTAACTTACAAACATTGGCAGAAATGTGAAGAAGGAGAGCTAGGTATAAGCGATGACGGTTTTATTGCTGAGTGTATTTATAAAAAGAAGTATAAACGAGGTACGGAGATGACATTTCCTTATGGAAGACAATGGTTAGGGCATAATAGGTACTTAGAATTTAAACCGCATTATAAATCTGGAAACTTTAATACAGTATCTACAAAGCCATATTCTGAGATAGAAGCTAATTCTAAACGAGCAGAACTTGCTGTAGATGCTTATTTGGCGTACAAGATTGCAGGAGAATCGCCAGACCTTGATGCTATTGGCAAGTTGTATAGGCCTGACCAAAAAGAACCGCATATAGCGGCAAAACGATTATTGAAGTCAAAGGAAACAAAACAAATGATAAAAGAGAAACTACAAGAGATCTTAACTGATAAGGGTGTAGATGAGGGATATGTGTTAGATGTGATGAAGGATGCTATCATAGTAGCAAAGATGAAAGAAGACAGCGGAAGTATGATTAGAGCTGCTAAAGAACTTTCTATCTTTTTAGATATGGCACCAAACAAATCATCACAAACAGAAACAATAGAAATGGATATTAGTCATCAAATCGCTAATCAGTACGAAACTCAAACAAAGAAACTTAAAGCAACACAAAAGAAAGAGTTACCAAGTGGAGAAACGAATAGTACTGAAGGGCAAGGAGAATAACCTACTTGTATTTTTAGCTACGCTTGTACAGGTAGCAGAAGATATGCAGTTGGATATTACTATAATTATCGATGAAGAATAAACAAGACATAATATTAAAGATGCAGCAGGATATGTTGTTGTTCGGCCGAATGGTTATGCCGAATATGTTTAGTGCAGAATCTCCTCCGTTTCATTACGATCTAACTCGCACGTTGCTTAGTGAAGATAAACAAATTAATGTTATTGCTCCACGTGGACACGCTAAGTCTTCCGTTGTTGCTGGTATTTATCCTTTGTTTCATTTAATGTTTGATAAGGGTATTAAAGTAATTGTACTTGTATCTCGTACACAATCACACGCTACAAAATTATTAGGAACTATAAAAGATGTCTTGGATTATTCTCAAGAGTTTCGTTATTTCTTTGGGTACTGGGGAATGCAGTCAGCACGTAAATGGACAAACACAGAAATAGAATTAAAAGATGGTAGCGTTATTATTTGTAAAGGTACAGGACAACAGATACGTGGTATTAAGCACGGAAACCAACGACCTACTCTTTTAATATTAGATGACCCCGAAGATGAAAACAATACCAAAACAGCAGAAGCTATGGAATACAATTTACGTTGGTTGTTGCAATCTGGCGTACCATCACTTGATCCGTTATCTGGTAGAATATGTGTTATTGGTACTCCGCAGCACGAACGTTGTATGGTAGAAACATTAAAAGATATGAAAGGTTGGAAAACTTTAGAGTTTAGACCTGATTTAGAAAAAGGTGTTTCGTTGTGGGAAGAAGTTTGGCCAATAGAAAAATTAAAAGAAAAGAAGGAAGAGTTGGATAGTATTAACAGGTTGTCTGTATTTTATCGTGAGTATTTATGTCAAATCGTAGGAGATGAAGATAATTTATTTAGACAAGAGTATATACAAAGCTACGATGGTTACATTGAAAAAGACGAAGCAGGATTCTCAACTCTCATCCTGACGAACCTCAATGGTGAGGAAGTAGAGGAGAGGAGAGCTGTAAATATTTTTACAGGAGTCGATCCTGCGTCTAGTACACGAAAGACTGCAGACTATTCTGTAATATTTAATATTGCTGTAGATGAGGAAGGTAATAGATTTTGTTTACCCTATTACAGAAAACGAGCAACTCCATTAGAAGTAGCAGATGCTATTATTCATAATTTTAAAATATACCGCAGTACTAAAACAAGAATTGAGTCTGTTGGTTATCAGGAAATGTTACGTCAGTATATAAAAGAACAGGCAGAACAAATAGGTATGTTTATACCTGGTCTTGAAATAAAAGAGAACCCTAGAACTAGTAAGTCGTATAGGTTAGAAAGTTTACAACCATTGTTTGCAAGTAATAAAGTTTACATACAATCCTCTATGCAAGCTTTTGTAGACGAACTACTACTATATCCCCGTGGTAAGCATGATGACTTGCTAGACGGGTTCTTTTATGCTAACAAAAATTGTTATAAACCTTTACATGAAAGTAGCGTAAAATCCTCAGAAGATGACTATTTTTTAGGAAATACCACTAAAAACTGGAAAACTATCTAATAGTTCTTGACTTTTATAAAAAAATTCTTATAAGTTAATAGAGAGAGTTATGCGTATAGATCTTAATAAATACCGTCTGGACTTAGGCAAAGTTTTAGACAAGGTAACAAATATTAGTATACCAAAGGGATATGAGGTAGTAAATGCCAGAACAAATAAAGAAAAGAACAAAAAGTTCTAGAAGTGACGTATCAGATAAATTGTCTGATGTGTTTGGATTTGAAAAAGGCACCGTTCAAGATGGAGGCGAATTACTACCTGAAGTTCAAGAATCTTTAGAACTACTTACCGAATACGATAACTCTCGTGAAACTTGGGCTGTTAAGTTTCAGGAATCTTTAGAATTTAGAGCAGGTGCTCAATGGACTAATGAAGAACGTCAAGTTCTAGAAAATAGAGGACAAGCACCAATTGTTGTAAATAGAATACATCCAATTGTGGAAACCGCAAAATCTCTTTTAACGTATAACTCTCCACAATTTAGATCTACAGCTAGAGAAGATTCTGATAGAGATACAGCAAAAGTTTTTTCTGATTTATTTTCTTGGGTATGGACACAATCATCTGGAGATGAAGAATTAAAAAAAGTTATTGATGACTATTATGTTGGTGGTATGGGTGTGTTAAACGTTTACCAAGATCCAGATGCAGATATGGGTAAAGGTGAAGTTTATATAAAAGGCGTAAATCCTTTAGATGTGTACATAGATCCAAACTCAAAAGACGTCTATGCTCGTGATGCTGCTAACATATTAGTTGTAAAATATATTACAGATGAACAGGCTATGCAACAATACCCTGAGTTTGGTGATATTATTTTAGATTCAGATAGTGCTATAGATAATGATGAAGACTATCCTGAAACTAATTTAGCAGCTACTGAAGGTCAAATATTTAATACAGACGAAACTACTACTTATCATAATAAAAGAAAATACATTGAACGCTATACAAAAGAAATGCATACTTATTATAATGTTTATGAAAAATTTTCAAGAAAAGAATTATTATTAAACGAACAAGAATATAAAGAATATCTGATAAATCAATATGTAAAACTTTCAAAAATTACTGGAGAAGAAGTAATTGTTTTTGATGAAGTCGCTATGGATGAACTTCTTTTAGTTTTACAAAGTATTGGTCAAGTGTTTCATTTTACATTACCAGAACCTGAGTTTGATGAAATGGGAAATATGATTCCACAGGAGCCTCAAAAGGTTGCTGGGCCTGAAGATGAAGATGGTATACCAGGAAGTACTACTTCTATTATTCCTATTACAGCAGAAGAATTAATTGGATTAGAGCAAATAGAAGTTGTAAAAATAGATAAGTGTTGTGTAAAGCAATGTGTAACTGTAGGAAATAATTTATTATACACAAGAATACTACCAATAGAAGATTATCCTATTATTCCATTAATGAATATACATCATAGAAATCCATATCCTGAATCAGATGTAAGACTATACAGACCATTGCAAGAATATATAAATAAAATTCGTTCATTAATTATTGCACACGCAAGTACAAGTACTAATGTAAAACTACTTATTCCTCGTGGTTCAGCAGATCTTCGACAAATCGAAGAAGAGTGGAGTAAAGCAGGTACCAGTGTTATTGAGTTTGATGCTGAACTAGGTGCGCCTATAGTTGCTGGTCCTGTACCACTTCCAAATGAGTTATATAAAAATGAAGCCGATGCTAAATATGACTTAGAGTATGGTTTTGGTATTTTTGAATTAATGCAAGGAAGCGGAAGACAAGCACCTTCTACATATAGAGGAACATTAGTTGTAGATGAATTTGGACAACGTAGAATTAAATCACGTAGAGATGATGTAGAAAACTTTTTAAATCAAGTTGGTAAAGTTGCAATACCTTTAATGCAACAATTATACACAGAAGAAAAAGTAGTTAGATTGGTTCAACCTAATGGAACTGAAAAAGAAGAACGATTTAACTTTTTCAAAGAAACTGAAACAGGAGATGTTAAAATGTTTCACGATGTAGCTATTGGTAGATACGATATTAAAGTTGTATCTGGTTCTACATTACCAACAAATAGAATGGCATTATTAAATACTTATATGCAAATGTTCCAAATGGGATTAATAGACCAAGCAGAAGTATTAAAGAAGTCAGAAATTATAGATATAGATGGAGTCTTAGAACGTTCAGGTCAAATGAAACAGATGGCACAACAATTACAAATGACTCAAGAAGAATTGAAGAAGGTCAAAGGAGATCTTCAAACCGCTATGCGTGAAGAGCTTCATGCTAAGAAACGTTTAGAGGTAGAAAAATTTAGTGGCGATTTAGATAAGATATCTAATCGTGCTGAAGCGGCAACCGAGATGTATAAATCTAGGTTAGCAGATAGTGAAAAAAATCTGATGAACTCAGTTCAACAAGTGTCGAAAGAAATGCAAAACGAGGAGCCACAAGAGGAATCTAGGTCGGCAGCCGTTGAAGCACTTGAAGAAATTGAGAGTTAGAAAGGAGAACATACTATGAATGAACAAGAGATGACAAATACAGAACAATTAGAGAACCAGGGTACTGCCCCTGCTTCTACTAGTGATGATGACATTTTTAACGAAATATTTGGTGAACAAGAGATTGGCAAATATGTCGCTGAACAATCAAATCCCGTTGGAAGTGAACCATCTGAAGTACCTGTAGATGTTAATCCTAAGGAAGACCCTAGTCAATTTCAGTATTGGCAAAGCCAAGCTGATAAAAAAGATGCTGAGTTACAGGAGTTAAAAAGCAGATTAGATAGAGTTGAAGCTCAATCTCAACCTGCACAAACGCAACCTACACCAGCACCCGAGGCACCACAGGAAATAGTAAAACCTGTTAAACCTGTGAAACCGTCAGACTTTGATTCTTCCGAGGCACTAACCGATCCTAATAGTAAGTCTGCTAAGTATGTAGCAGCAAGGGATTCGTATTTAGACGATATGACTGAATACTATGAAAAGCAGGAAACACAACGTAATATGGCAGTTCAACAACAAATAGCTCAACAGAAGAAAGCATCTTCTGAAGCTAAACTTGTTAACGATTTGCAAACAAATTACGGGTATAGTCCTGCAGAAGCTCAAGACTTTATTGTTAAAATGAGCGCACCAGAGTCATTGTCCTTAGACAATTTAGTAAAACTACATAGAGGTTTTGAACAGGAACAAATTCCTGCAGTACAACCATCTACAGCAGATTTACAATTAGAGGTGCTAAAACAACGTAAAGAAAAAATGAGTATCCCTAAACCTATTACGACTCAACCAAGTGTCAACGTGCAGTCATCTAAAAAGGTAGAAGATCAAATGATGGATTCTATGATTGGTAATTACAAGAAAAAGAATCCGTTTATATAAATAAGGGAGAAGCAAGATGGCTAATCAATATAGTATCACACCTGGTGTGACTTTAGACGGTGCTAACGGAAGCGCTTCATCGATTAATGATTCTAGACGAATTTTTAACTTCGGTGAAAGAGTAGCTGAATTAGCTCCACAAACATCACCTTTCCTTACCTACTTATCTAGAGTCGGCAAAAAAGCTACAGATGATCCTGTGTTTAAGTTCTTAGAACAAAGACATCAGTATCAAAGACGTAACTTTCAAGTTGCCGTAGCAAAAGATGTTACAGATTACGGAACAGGAAACTGGGCCGTAACAGATCTTAGGCTAGACGCTCCATATGATCAGTTTGGTAGAGAGGTGTCAACAAACGTAAGACCTGAATTTTTAATTGTAGGTCAAATTATCGCTTTAGAAGGTGAATGGGATGAAGACGGATCTGACGGTTCTGATAAACCAGTAATCGCATATTACAGGGTGACAGCTGTAGATAATGCAAACAGTGCGTATTCAGCTATTTCAGCTACATTTTTAAAAGCGATTTTAAAACCAACTCACAGTTCAAATGGTGCAGATGCTGCAACTAAGGGTTTAATAGCTCCTGGTTCAGATGACCACTTAAGACTAGATGCAAACGGCAAAGGCCAAGTAATTGGTTCTGCTTATGCTGAAGGTCATGATGGTGACACTTTAGAAGGGTGGAGAGATGAGTTTTATTCAAGAGAAGGTTATACCCAAATCTTTAAAACTCTAGTTCCATTATTCTCAGGTACAGCACTAGCAACACGTTATCGTGGTGTATCAAACGAATACATGAGAGTATATCAAGAAAAACTTATGGAACATAAGATGGATCTTGAACACGCTTTCTTATTCGGTATTGGAACAGATGATTCAACTACATCTGGACCATTACGTAGAACATGGGGTATCTTACCATACACAGAAGCATACGGAAAAGTAAAAACTTTCCAATATTCTGATGCAACTTACGATGATTTCGTAGATGCAATGGAAGATGTGTTTTCACCAGAATCTGGAAACAGTGGTGAAAAACTTGTTTTATGTTCAAGAAAAGTTATGTCTTTCTTTAACAAGTTAGGCTCTAACTCATTCTTGGGTAATATGATGGCTCAAACAAATAACAGTAAAGACATTTATGCTGGTGGATCTGGATTTGATATTCAGAACATTCAAAGTGAATTTGGTGTTAACGTAACTAGAATTTCTACATTATATGGAAATTTAAACTTAGTTATGGAACCACTATTCAGAAATCAGCATCAAAATACTGCTATTATGATTGATCTGAATAACGTTGCTTACAGACCATTAGAAGGTAATGGAGTATCAAGAGATACACAAATTATCACTAATGTTCAAGGTGACGGAGTTGACGGAAGAAAAGACATGATTCTTACAGAAGCAGGTCTAGAAATTTCACTTCCTGAAACACATACTGTTTTACAGTTTGTATAATAATAAAGAGGGGGATGAAATATTCCCCCTCATTTAACGGAGATAGATATGAATTTTAAATTTGATGGACAAAAAGTAAAAGCAAATATGGAAAAAAAATTAGGCTATGCACAAGCTCAAAGCACTAAATTTATAGAAAAAGCTAAAGCTTTTGACGTAAAAAGTGCGGCTCAAAAAGGTGTAGATATTGCTACAGCAGGAAGTCAAACAGCAAAAGATATGTTTAATAAATCTGCTACTGGACAAAAAATTAATGCACATGGAAAAGGTTTGGTAGGCGGTGCTAAAAAAGCATTTAAGGCAGGAGCTAGTTTAGCTAAAAAGAATCCTTATATTGCTGGAGCAGCAGCAGGGGTTGCAGCAGTAACTTTAATTAAAAACAGAAAGAAGAATGCATAATGGGCGTAGCAACAAGAGCAGCTAAACAACTTATGTCTTTAGGTAAAAAGAAAAAAGATGGAGGATTGTTTAACAATCCAGATCTTGAAACATTTCGTAATCATGCTAAAATATTAAGTGAAACTAAACAAGCAGGTACAAGACAAAGATTGTACAATGAAACTGGTATGCATAGTGCGTGGGATGTCCTTAAAAAAACAAGAGGAGCTAAGTAGTAATGAGTTTTCAAACTGATATAGAAGCAATTACTGGTAGTCTTAGTGGTTTAACCACAGAAGCTACACAAGCATTAAAAGATGGTACAAAACAAGTTATAAAGCTTTTAATGAAGAATAATGCTATGAAGTCAAGATTAACTCAAGATACTACTTTAAATAATTCTCCTACAACTATGGATACAACAAATACTGTATTAATAGAAAGTGTTACTAGAAATGATGGAACACGCTCTAGAAAAGCATCTGTTATTGATGAAGCTGATGCTGATAATTATCAAGATGTTAATAGTATTTATTATACTAGCAAGTTAGATCCTGTTTATTATATTTCTAATGATACATTACATGTTATACCTACACCAGCTAGCGGACAAAGTGCATTAGTAAAACATATAACACCAGCAACTAATCAAACATTAGGTGCTAGTGCTATTGACAACTTGCCTAGCGAGTTAAATAGAGGCGTTGTTTTGTTTGCTGCTATTGAAATACTAAGAAAACAATTAAATGCTAAAAATACTACATTAGTTAATTTAAATAATGATTTAGGTGGTATAAACATACCCACTGGTAATAATGTAATATCAAATGTAACATATAGTGGACCAGGAAATGACGATGTTGGTTCAGCTAGTAGTGGTTCAGGAGTTAGCAACAGTACAGGAGTACAAGCTGGTAATGATATAGATTTGGGTAGTCCTCCTGCTTATAACAAGAGTAGTTCTGGACTAGACCACGACGCTGGTAATATAGCTGTTAACGATTTTATAGATACAGAAGATGTAGAATTAGCACAAATAGCATTGTCAAAAGAGTCACAAAAGTTACAAGACTATCAAGCAGGAATTGCTGATGAATTAAATGAATTTAATGGCCAGGCAAATAATTATAGAATTGAAATACAAACTAAGTTAGATAGAGCTCAAAGAAATATACAGGCATCAATAAATGATGCTAGAAATGATTTAGCTGCTGCACAAGCTACTGCGCAATTAGCAACAAATGTTTCAATTCGTAATCAAGCAGAAAAATCACAGCGTTTAATACAAAATGCAATAAACGCTATGCAAGCAATTATGGCTGACAATCAAGCTAATTTATCTAAATATACTTTAGATTTAAATAAATACCAGGCACAAGTTGCTGAATCAGTTCAAAAATATCAATTAGCTTTTCAAGAAATTGTACAAGATTATAACTGGTTAGCACAGCAATATCAAATTGCTAGAAATGATTTTATAGATTTTTTATCACCATATATAATGTTAGGAGGTAGCGGTGAAGTTGCAACAGATGATAGATCAAGTTAAAAAACATCATCCTGAGTTAGGTACTAATGAAATTATTATTTTATTAAATCAAGCATCAGATGAGTTTTGTTCTAGAACGCTTATTCTTGACGAAGCTACTCAGTTTACAACAGTAGCAAATCAACGTTATTATGGATTAAAAGATTCTATATTAGAAATTAAATCTGTTGATTTAGAAGACGAGGATGGTAACCACGTTACTATTAAAAGATTAATGGGAAGACCGCAATACAGGGATTTAACATAATGGCACACAATACAGAAAATATAATTTCTAAACATAAAGTTTATTGGATTGAAAGAGATTCTATTGGTTTAGCTGAGTATGATTCTACTAAAACAGAAAAGGATCAGTTTACTAGTTTAACTAGCGCATTAACTGTTACATTATTTTATTATAAAAAAGCAGACCATTTTAATACGTTAGATAGTGCGAGTTCTGCTATGACAGAACAAAGTGAGTTGCCATTACAGTTTCATCAATATTTAGTAGATCGTGCTGTACAATTAGGTTATGAAACAAAACCTGATATGATACAAATGGCACCATACTTTGAAAGAAAATTTGAAAAAGGAATTAAAGAAGGCAAGATGTTTGCTAATCGTGGAAGAATTAGTGGAGTAAGACACGTAAAGCAATCAAGTTTTTAATATGGCTAATACTTGGAAAAAAGGAAACTTTGGTTTAGCTGCATTTAGCGATATTAATGTATCGTTTGATTCATTAATACAGCATTTTAATGATAACACTGATGGTAATTTTGCAGACGTAGCAATACCAACAGATGTGACTTTAACAGCTATAACAGATCCAAGTAGTAGTATTTATACAGATATAACAAGAAGTGTACATACTTTTAGCAATGTTTCTATACCTAGTGATGCTAGTTATAGTGATGTAGCAAGTGTAAATGAACCAACATATGACGATATAGGAGTAACAACATAATGGGTGGAAGTTTAACAGGACCAAATAAAATTAAAGATGTGTATAAAAAAATTGTTTTTTATGACAACAACCAATTAAAAATTGACAATGGTAGTGCAGACGTACAAATTACATCTGCCGATGGATTAACGGATAATATTGCAGCAGGTACTGGAATTGAAACTAGTACAAGCAATGGCACTACAACAATAAGTGTAAAAGACGCAGATGTTCTTTTGCAAAATGAGGCAATAGATGGCGGCAGCTATCAACCATAAGGAGAGATAAATGGCAAGTACATTACAGATTAAAAAGAGCGTATATGGTGCAAGTGCTGGAGCACCAGCTTCTTTGTTGTATGGTGAGTTGGCATGGGATAATGCTGCTGGCAAACTATACATAGGTAAACAAACAGCAAGTGATACGGTAACAGTAACAGAGTTAGAAGTGAATCTTCCTGACGCTACATCAAGCACTAAAGGTAAAGCATCTTTTTCTACAAATAATTTTGTAGTAAATAGTGGTGCAGTACAGATTAAAGACCTTGGAGTGGCAACAGCTGAATTAGCTGCTGACGCAGTTACTGGAGCAAAACTA